CAACTGCCCCCGATCAAGGTGGTACATATGGATTTTTTAAAGCAAGTGGAAACGCTATATCTGGATTAACAACTGGTGGGCTTGATTTCTTATATGCACTATCATATCTTGCTTATGGCGGTGTGTTAGTTATTGCTGGCTCGACAGCAGGATTAAATAATTATGAAATTGCTACAAATAATTTATTTGATGTTTTAATAGGTCAAAACGGCAATACAGCGGAAGTATCTCACGTAGAAAAAACACCGCACATAATTGGAATTTTTGCTTCTAATAATTCTGGATTAGGGTTTACAGCAATAAACTATGATGCTTTATTCTCTTCAAGTTCATATGTGTCTGGATCCTCATATGCTTCTAGATTCTTTAATATAAGTGGTCAAAACAATAGACAAATACAACCCACAACACTAAAAGAGGGTTCAAATTTTGAATATTCTCTTTCCATGGTAAGTGATGTTGCTGGATCCTTTGTTCGTAGTAAAAACAATAATAATTTATATTATACTGTAGCTGGAATGAATAACTCTTCAGTTTTAAACGGTGATGTAAATGGTATTGTTGATTGGAATAACGTCACATTTAAAGACATTTATAAAAAGAATAGAGTGAATTTTTATACAACATCAGCCAATTTAGATTTCTTGGGTTTAGATCTAGTTGGAGTAACTGCTTCAACATCGTCTGCCTATACATCATCAAATAGAGTTGGAAACTCCAAAATTAAATTGGATATTGAAAAGAATGTAAAAAACATTTTATTAAAATATGTTTTCCAAATAAACGATGCAAATACGAGAGCAGCAATTACTTCTGAAATTAATCTTTATATTTTATCTTTAAGCGAATATTTAGATACAAACTATACCGAAATATATTGCGATTCATCTAACAATACTGATTATGCGTCAACAATTAATGCAAAAGTTATTGTCAAACCACTAGTTGCATCTGATGCATTTGTAATAACAGTAACAACAACATAAAAGTAATGGCATTTTCAACAAATTCAATTTCTACTTTTAAAAATGGATTTAACGGCGGAACAAGACCAAACCGTTTTGAAGTTGAATTGCAAAATGCATTTCCAACAGGTATTTCAGTTTTAAAGCCCAATCAAAATGAAAAATTTAAAATTATAGCTGCAAGTTTACCAAGAGCAGAATTGGGAACAATACCAGTTCCTTATCGCGGAAGAATTTTAAATTTTGCTGGAGATAGAGATTATCAAACTTGGGCAATTTCAATATATGATGACAATAATGTTGATAACTTATGGAGATCTTTTCAGCATTGGAAAGAAAGAATGGATGGTCACGTAAGCCATCAAGTCGGTGGTGGTACACCAATAAATGATTTTTCTTTTAAAAAATTACAAACAAATTGGACAGTACATCAATTAGATTTAAATGGTGGTGTTCTAAGAACAATTACATTAATAAATTGTTGGCCTAATTCCGTTCTTGAAATTCCATTGGCAATGGATCAAACAAAAATTTCAGGATTTCAAGTATCAATAGTTTTTGATTATTTTAACATAACTAAAGGAATATAAATGACCGTAAGTATTTCATCTTTTAAAAACGCCTTTAATGGTGGTACTAGAGCAAATAGATTTGTGGTAGAAGGAAATATTCCATTTAGTAGCGGTGGTTTTACAAAATTTCACATTAAAGCAACCACTATCCCCGCTGTTTCTTCTGAAAGAATTGAATATCCTTATTTTGGAAGAAAAGCATATTATCCCGGTGAGAAAAAATATGGCCTATGGTCTGTAACAGTAATAGATGATACTGGCACAGATGGTGATTTATGGAAAAAATTTCATAATTGGCAAAACAGAATCAATAATCATGAAACAAATATTAGTATAATACCAGGTATAAATGTAGATTACAAAGCCTACAATTGGAATATAAAACATTTAAATTTAAATGGTGAAGAAAATCCACATAAAACTTATACAATGCATGGTTGCTGGCCAAAAACAATAGGTGAAATTCGTTTAAGTATGACAAATATCAATACTTTAGTAGAATTTGAAGTAACATTTTCAATGGATTGGATTGAGATTGCTGGTGTAACTGATGTTGTTCCAAGCACACAATAATGTGATATAACTATAAGAGAGAATAAACATGGAAATCGAAGTATTTGGATTTGAATTTGGTAAAAAAGAAAAAACAAAACAAGAGTCTCAAGAAGTTGCTCTAAAAAAGTTTGCGGCACCAGAAAGTTATGATGGTACCGTAACAGTTGAGGCTGGTGGTTATTTTAGTTCCGCTATTGATTTTACAGGACAATTAAAAGACGAAAGTAGTGCTGTAATACAGTACAGAAACATGTCTGTATATCCAGAAATGGATAATGCAATTGAAGAAATTGTAAATGCTGCAATCGTAAAAGGAACAGATACCAGTCCAGTAAAATTAGATTTAAAAAATCTTCAAATACCTGAATCAATTAAAGTTAAAATTTATAAAGAATTTGATAAAATTATACATTTGTTAGATTTTAATCATAGAGGATATGAAATATTTCGTAGATGGTATATTGATTCAAGATTATTTTACAATATTATAATTGATAAAGACAATCCAATTGATGGGATCAAAGAAATTATTCCAATAGATCCTTTAAAAATTAAAAAAGTAAGAAAAGTAAGAAAAGAACCAGAAAAAACAAAAACAGGTTCTGTAAGTTTAATAAAAGAAATAGAAGAGTATTATCTTTATACGGATTCAGATAAAGAATCGTTTTTATTGACTGGGCCCGGAGGTCTACAATTATCAGTAGACAGTGTCGTTTACGTTCCTTCTGGTGTAATTGACATGAATACAAAGCGAGTTCTTGGTTATTTGCATAAAGCAATTCGACCATTAAACATGCTTAGACAACTAGAAGATGCTCTTCTAGTTTACCGTGTTGCCCGGGCACCTGAACGAAGAGTGTTTTATGTTGACGTTGGGCAATTACCAAAACAAAAAGCAGAACAATACTTAAGAGATATGATGAGTCGATTTAGAAATCGAATTATCTATAATCAAGCAACTGGAGAAATAAGAGACGAAAGAAACCATTTATCCATACTTGAAGATTATTGGTTGCCGCGCCGAGAAGGTTCACAGGGAACACAAATTTCTGTTTTACCAGGCGGAAACGCCATGTCTCAGGTAGAGGACGTGGAATACTTTAAAAAGAAATTATATAATTCACTCAATGTCCCTCTAAATCGTCTTGTTGCTGAACAAACTGGTTTTAATATGGGAAGATCTCTTGAAATAACAAGAGAAGAAGTAAAATTTTACAAATTTATAGATAGACTTCGCCATCATTTTTCAAAATTATTCTTAGACTTCATGAGAGTTCAACTTCTTTTGAAAGGAATAATGACAGAAGAAGATTGGGAAGTATTAAAACAAGATATAAAGTTTGTATATAATACTGACAATTATTTCTGGGATTTGAAAGAAGCAGAAATACTTTCAGAAAGAATAAAAATTCTTTCAATTGTAGAACCATATGTCGGTAAATATTTTTCTACAGAATACATAAGAAGTAAGTTGCTCAAACAAACAGAAGTTGAAATGAAAGAACTTGACAAACAAATGGAGATAGATCGTGAAAGAATGCGCCAAGAACAATTAATGTTGATGGCACAACAACAAGCAATGGCACAACAAGCGGGTGGGGCTCCACCAGAAGAAGGGCAGCAATGAATGATCTCTCAGCAATTATTTTAAAAAGTGGAATTAATAGTTTAATTTATGAAAATGATGATTCCTTTAAAAAAAGTTTAACTAACTCACTCTCATTTAAATTAAATGAGGCTATTAAAGAAATAGAAAATGAGTTTTCATCAAAACTGATGTATAAAAATGATGACACAATTCTAGACAACAATATAAAAGAATTAATTAATTTTTTTGAAAATTACAATCCAAAAACAAATACAACATTTTATTTTAAAAATAATACTCGTATAAATATTCAAGAACAACAATTAAATGACTTAAAAGATCTTTTTAATTCACTAAATTCTAAAAATAGATCTATATTGGCTGAAGATATTTTTAAAAATGTGGGATCTATGAAAAGAACTTTAGAGTTTTATGAAAAGGCAAAAAGGATAATAAAATGAACGATAAAGTAAAATTAATGATAAAAAATGTAATTGAAGAAAATGCTGTTGGATTTAAAACCTCAACGTCATATGCATTGTATGAAAAAATCGGCAATAGAATGAAAGAGCAGTATAAAACTGTTGCTAAGGATCTTTTAAAAAAAAAATAAATGAGGAGATGTCACTAGCATTGGATGATCGTCCAAATCCAACCCCCGGAGGCGGACAGTCAACACCACCTGCAGGAACTCCCGGCGGTCCTGCTGGTCCACCATCTCCCCACCCAGAAAATTCCCCATCTAATCCAAAAGATGGTCAAATTTGGCAATCAAAGGATGGAAAAACATATCGTTGGAACGAAAAACTTGGAAGATG